CCTCTGATAAGTACACTATTTACGCGTTTCGTTTAAATTCGAACACTATCACGCATATTTGTTCGATTTCATATCATACCCACTCAGTTGTACATCTAGTTTTTAATACTACTTGTTATCAATCTTTCGTGTTATAATATGTTTACAAAAAACGTTTTACATTGTATAATAAAAATAGAATTGGAGGGATGCGGATGCGTGGTAGAATTTTGAATTTAGCTTCATCTGTACCAGCTTCATTGTCTATAGTGTTGGGAGTGCATGACATTGAATCATATTGTAGTATTGCATTCATTGTTATTTCATCTGTTGTATTACTTATCAATTTTGGTCTAAGAATTTATGATCGTGTGAAAGATGGTAAATTGACACCAGAAGAAATCAAAGACACTGTGGATGACTTGGAGAAGCTGCAAGATGATTTATCACAGTTAGGTGGTGGAAACAATGTCAAATCCAATAAGTAGATTTAAAGAACCAGTGCAACATTCATTTGACACTGTGAAGTGTCGTAAGAAGCTTTATGATGATAATTATAAGATGCTTCAAAATGTTACACTTAAAATGTTTGAATGGAAGAATCTTCCAAAAACAATCCCCAAGCGTGACTTAGAATTTATCTTACAGTCACAAGGCTATGCAATCATTGCAAAAGATGATAAAGGTGATTTATATGCTTTACAAGGTCAGCTTGCTGGTGAACCAGATGCGTATTATTTACCAACAACCGCAACGGTAGCAAATCCAGCTTTACCATATTTTAAAACATTGAAAATTGGTGAAGATTGCATCATCATCCACAATGATGATCTATATAGAGGATTAAGCACATATATCGCAAAATACGCAGCATTGCTTACATCGGTTGATATTTCATTCTATTGGAATATTATAAATTCAAGAACCCAAAAATTATTTGAAGCCGATGATGATAATGTCGCAGCATCAATGAAAGCAGTTCTTGCATCAATTGAGGTTGGTGATGAGCTTAAATGTGTGGCTGGTAAACAGTTATTTGATATGTTAAAAGCACATGACTATACTGATGGTGCAACAACTTCAACATCTTTAAAAGAATTGATTGAAACAAAGCAATATTTAATTGCTTCATATTATATAGGTATTGGATTAAATGCAAACTATAACATGAAGCGTGAGTCATTGAATGAAAATGAAATCAATGCAGACACGGATATATTGATCCCAACGATTGATAATATGTTTGATTGTAGAAAAGATGACATAAAAGATGTCAATAGCAAATATGGTGTAAATATTGATGTTGATATTTCTTCTCAATGGCAAAACATAAGAAGAAGCTTAAAAGCTAGAATTGAAGAACAAGAAAATCAAGCTCAAGTAGAACCAAATGACACTGGAGGTGAACCAAATGAGTGAAATCCTTAAAGGTGTTATAAAAGAAAATGTCTTAATTAAAGATATTTACTTATATCAAAATATGAATTCATTTATTTTTAGATGGATGTGGGGATATTTTGATGATCAAGAATTGACTTTACCAGATTGGTTACCAGATGAACCAACAGCAATTATGCTTGATATGCAATATTGTATGGTGCATTCTGGTGATAAAAGATTATCACACACATTTTATAACTTATTTAAAATGACTGAAAATGATGATGATTTAATTATGCAGCGATGGATTTTCATGTTACTTGTAAAATTCAAGGATAAGTGGGAAAAAGAATATGCAGCACTTACTGCATCATATAAACCACTTGAAAATTATGACAGTGTTGAAGAAATCACTAGAAGTGGTGATGATAAAGTGTCAACCAATGTCAATATGGATGCGACTGGTTATGATAAAGCATTCAACTCTAGTGATTTAGAAACAAATGCAAAGTCACATACAGAGGGAAATGCTACAAATAATTATTCTAAAACGGATTGGAATTCAAAAATAAAAACTGAAAAGCATGGTAATATTGGAGTCACAACCTCACAACAAATGCTTGAAAGTGAAATCGAGCTTAGAAATAAGTGGAATTTCTATGAAATAATGTTCAATGATATCGATTCATTAATTACAAAAAATTTATATTAAACATAGGAGGAAAATAAAATGAATGGATTAAATGGTGGCTATGTTATGATTGATTTATCAATAGCTGGTACGGAATTATTAAAAGTATTGTCAAATGCTGAAAAAGCAAATAAACCTATTTTAGTATATGATGGGTCTACAGTTAGTTATGCAATTTTAGAACATGAAGCTAATAGTGATTATAAATTATTTTTAGCTAACGGATTGTATAAAATTATCAATAGATTTTCTGGTGCTATAACTACTCAAGAATTATTACCAAAACACAGACATATGGTTACATTAACCGGTTCTATTTCCGATGTTAATCATACTTTTACTCTTGTTTTTGATAACAGAGAAAGTTCAGCATATACAACAGCAGACAAGGGAAAAGTATTATCACTAATTCGTGGATTAGGATATGATTCAGCTACAAATAATCGTGTATGGTTAGTTGCTGAAAGTGGTGGAAAATATGCATTAATTTATGTTGATAATGTTGGTGGTGCAACAAAATTATATGCAAAATTATCATCAAGTTCTACTTTTACAGAAGTATTATATACATCAATTGAAATTACAGATGTTGTAAGAAACGTTTAATTATATTAATAGGAGGATTAAAATATGTCAAGCGTAAAATTAACAATCAATCAAGTTTATAATTATGTAAATGCAGCTACTGATTCACTTCTAGGTGATACAGCTGTATTGAATCAAGATTTATCCAACATCGTGGATGTTGGTACAGCTTTAGCAAATGCGGATGCTTATGAATCTTTCATTTCTAAGCTATTTATGAAGGTTGGTCTTGAAATCTATGTCAACAGACCATACAAGTCAACAGCTCCAAATGTATACCGCGATCAAGTTGAATATGGTCAGCTTGTATCTAAGGTAAGAGGTGTACTAGATGATGCTTCTGAAAACCAGTCTTGGAAGCTACAGAATAATACATCTTATGATGATAATGTATTTATTGAATCCACATATGAAGTTACTTTATTCACTGAAAAGGATGCATATGAAATTAGAAAATCAATCACTGATGAACAGCTAAAGGGTGCATTTACTTCCGCACAGGCTATGACAAACTTTGTTGCAATGGTCATGACTTTAGTTTATAACTCAATGGAAATCAAGCGTGAATCCTTAGTTATGGCAACATTAAACAACATGATCGCTGAAACAATCAACAGCAATAATCCATATCGTGTTAAGCATTTACTAACAGACTTCAATGCTGCTACTGGTTCAAGCTTATCCACTGTTGATGAAGCTTTAGCATCTACTGAGTTCTTGAAGTATGCTGGTGCACAGATTAGACTTGCAATGAAGAAGATGAAGAAATATTCAACTTTATTCAATGAGAATGGTGCACAGAACCATACACCAGAAGAGATGCAGCATCTTGTTCTAGTGGCTGATTTTAGTGAAGCATGTACAACTTATCTTGATTCAACAACATTCCATGATGAGTTTGTAAAGCTTCCATATCATGATGAAGTTGCATGTTGGCAAGGTTTACAGTCACCACTTGAAATCAATGTCAAGACAACAGCTGGTCACACAGTAAATGAAACTGCAGTTCTTGGCTGTCTATTTGACCATGATGCTTTAGGTGTTTGGGAAGATAGTCCAACAGTTAACACAAAGCGTGTAATGTCTGCAGACTTCACAAATTATTGGTTCAAGCAAGCTGTAAGATATTTCAATGACTTCAATGAAAATATGGTCGTATTCTTAATTGATTAATTGAATTCATAAAATATAAGGGGTGAGGTGTGAAGCCTCATCCCTTTTGAAATTTAGGAGGTAAAAATGAGTATTACAATCCAATTTATAAAAACAACGGATAAGAAAATAGAGCTTGCGAAAAGCATAACAACAGCAAGCGCGTGGACTCTTACTGGACTTTTAAGAGTACCAACAGATATTATAAATCCAGTAATCGAAATTGAAGAGACATCTGATGTATCACCGCTTAAATTTTCTTATTGTGCAATAGCTGCATTCAATAGATATTATTTTATTGAAAGAGCAATATGCGTAAGAACTGGAAGATGGGAAATCTATTTACATGAAGATGTTTTGATGTCACATCAATTATATATCTTATCTTTGAGTGCATATATTCTTAGATGGGAAAATTCTACCGATAAAACCATCAAAGATAATGAATGCAATTTTGAATATAAGAAAGAGATCATTACTGCAAATGTTGTAAATTCTTCTGGTACTACTGTCACAAATCTTACTGTTTCACCATCCCCAACTACATACAACACAATTATTGCATATATGACGGATAATGTTAGACACTACTCCACTGGGTCAAATCCTTTTCAAAGCGCTTCACAGCCAAACACATATATTACTGGTGCAAATGTGTCAACAGAGTATTATGCTGGTGTTGGTGGTATTGCTTACGATATTGCAAGAGCTGCATACAAAAATAGTGCACTAAGGTCATATATCAAACATATCACCATGTATCCATTTGAAATTACAACAACTTTGGATAGTGCGATCACTACAATTAAATTAGGTGATACAGATGTCGCTATCTCATCACCTTTTAGATGGCCTAATTATGGAATTGAAAGAATCTTAATCGCTGACTTTAAAATATCAGCAAGTGAAAATAACACTTTATATGCTGATGATTGGACAGCTGCAGAACCATATTCCAATTATGAAATATACATCCCTTATGTTGGATGGGTAAATCTACCTAGTGAATACGCAATAAATAAACGTATAAGAGTATGGTACGCAGTCAACTATGAGGAGGGTACTGCAACAGCATATATTTCTAGTGGTTCATCAATATATGATATTATTTATACATCCCCTTGTACAATGGGTACAAAAATTTCACTATCTTATGATAATACGTTAGAGCTTGAAACTGCAAGAAATGCTTTATATCTAAATACTGCAGCATCGCTTGGTGGTGTAGCTTTAGCATCTCAAAGTGGTAGTGAGGGCGCTGGAATTACTGCAGCTGGTGGAGTGCTTAAAACTGCTGCAGCATTTGTCAATGGATGGAATTCTTTAATACCTAGAGGAAACACCGCAATCAATTCAAGCACATCTGGTATTAACTTATATCAGAAAATATCTGTAAGACTCACAAGGGTAGTAAAGAAAAATTATGATGCTGATTTTGCTGCTGAATATGGTTTACCATATAATAAGTACGCTGCTATTTCATCCTTATCTGGTTTTATTAAAGTTGGTGACATCCAATTCACTGAAAATAACGAAATCTTAAATGATGAAAGAAAAGAAATTGAAAACATTTTAAAAAGTGGATTTATTTATACTTTACCAACACCATAATATATTATATAATAAGGTTGAGCAGCATAAAACAACTCTTTCTCCCTAGTATAGTTTTGCTCATGGAAGTTCGTACCAGAAGCCTAGTGGTATGAGCTTCTTTTATTTTTTGTAAAATTTTTATAAAAACTATTTACAAACATTTTAAAAGGTGATAATATATAAGTAGCTTAAGGAGGAAAGAGCAAATGAATACTAAAATTATGTTAGGTAAAAATCAAAATTTGAAAATGTATCATGATGGTGTGTATCTTGGTTCTATATTTGATTATAATGGAAATGTTGAAATCGAAATCAATAAAATTATAAATGAATATTACATCAGCGTTTATCATCAAGGTTTAAGCTTACACTTATGGTGCACAGAATACACTGTCGAGGAGTTGAATGAAAATGAGTCAAAAAATAACTAGAATCGTAACATCATCCATCTCATATGAGGAAATCAAAAAAGGTGATATTGTTGAATTTATGGATGATAATAAACAATATGTGGTGATACCTCATGGACAAACATATCACCTTATCCCTATTGATATGAAGAATAAAAAGGAAGTTTATTTTTACTCAGTCAAGAAGCCAGAGATTAAAAATATTTATGATGGTAAAAATGGTCATTGCAAGATTCATCGTGATGATTTAGTGATTAAGCTGGAAGAAGAAATTGATGATGAAATAAGATGAAATATTTTAAGATATTTATTAATGATGTAAAATTTACTGATAATAAAGATTTAAATACAAGAATCGTGAACGCACTAAGGCGTTCTGATATTGAATATCTTGATTTTCTAATTATTTTATATTTACAGGGTAAGCTATATCAAACGCTATTGCGTATTCTAAATTTAGGCGAGAAAAGTATTGTTTGCATATGTAATTATGTAGCACGTTATTGGATTGCATTAAAGGATGAAGATGATGAAATACGATAATATAATTAAAAATAAATCGGAGTTATTGAAGCAATTAAATTCTTTAAAGGCTGATGCGATTGAAAATATGAGGTCAATGCCAGCCGATTTCAAAGAGACATTTCAAAAGGATGTACATGCTTTAAGAATTGTTATAAAGATGGTGAAAGAATATGGCAATCAGTGATGCAGAGATAAGAAAAGCATTAAATAATTCTATCTGGAGGGCTATGGATAACATGAAACCTATTAAACAAGATTTAAACAATTTACAGCAAAAAGCATATGAAGATTTGCTACTTTATGTCAATGCTGGTGAAACTCTAGGTATTAATGCAAAAGTATGTATTGAACAAATAGATAATCTAGTGGATAGCTTAAAGCCTAAGCACTTCCAGATTGGTGATACCATTTATTATTACAATAGATGTAAGAACCAGATTGAAGCACATGTTGTTGAAGCTGTAGCAATCAAGGATAAGCATATCATATATAATTATATATATGATAGTGAAGCGGTTAAGGGTTCATATGATGAGATATTAAGATATGCTATTGAAGCAATTGAAGATGACGCACATAATAAAATTGATGCACTTAAAATGATAAGGAGTGATGAGGATGCCAAAAAGAATAAGTGATGAAACATTGCTTGAGTATTGCAGAAGAAGACAGCGCGATCTTGTCAATGATTTGGATAGATATGAAATCCAATCCTTGAGCGTTGAAGAAAATTGCAAGCTTGAAGCGCAATTGAATTATGATATTACTAAAGCCCGTTTAAACGAGCTTAATAATATAATAGCTATATGCGAAAAAAGAAAAAGATATTAATGACTATGGAGGAGGAAAAAATATTATGTCAAATATCGTAAAAGCAAACACAAAAGCAGTTGTATCTGGTGGGGTAAATTTACCAGACTTTCACCAGAATCTAGGTGATGAGCCTAGAAGATTAAAAATCGCAGTAAAGAAGTGTAAGACTAAGGATGGTAAAAAGACATTCTTATCTGTAAAAGGTTACATGAGAATTGCTGTATATGATAAGGATGAAAACTTTATCGGAAATCATGTGCGCAAGATTGATGTACACTTCACAAAAGATGCTTTCAAGGGCTGTGACTTATTAAGTGGAATTGATGATCTTAAGAGCGGTTATTTGTATGTACGCGCTAAGGGTTTACAGCTTCCACCAGTTTACAAAATTGAAAAAGGTGAAAAAGGTGAGGATATTTATCCATCTATCTGGATTAAGAGTGATATCATCGGTTTACAAGCATTTGTTGCAGCACAAGCATCCTTAGATGTTGATGACAATGATGATGCAGTTGATGCTGAAGTTGTTGAAGATGATACAACTGGTGAAGTTGAATTTGATACAACTGAAGATTATGAGCAATATGATGCGGAGGATAAGGGGGAATAAAATCCCCCTTTAATTTTCTTATGGGATATAATACAATAGAAATAAACATCAAACAAAATGCTTGCAATCGCGATTTATTCATATCACATCCATATAATTATAAGGTTATATATAAATGCGTTATATGCGATAAAGAAATGACACTTCGTGCAATGATGTCTAATCTTGGAAATAATGCAATATGTATGGATTGCGTAAGAAATCACTTCGGTTCTAGAGATTTAGCTAGAAAGTGGATTGATGGAAGAGATGTGCGCGATGAAATACTACATGGGAGGGAATAAATGAAAAAGACTGTGCGTGAAATGTTTGAGGATATAAAAGAATTAGAGGTTTCAGATTATTCACCACTAACAATTGCTGAGGTTGTACCCTTTAAATGCAACAAGGTTGAAGAAAGCTTAAAAGCAATTGAAGTGTTGCAAGATGGTTTTTCATTTGCTTCATATAATCCTAATGGTGATTATTTTGTAATATATTTTACAATTAAAGAGAATTGCGATCGCAATTTAATCAATGAAACTTTATTTGGTGGAAGTGAGGTGTTAAAGTGCCAAAAGGAGTAAAAACCAATTACATGAATCAGCTTCGAAAGATGACTGAAATTGACATCCAGAAGCTGTCAAAAGATGAGCTTGTCAATATGCTTGCATCGGTATCAAAAAATATTACTGCAAGTGTGAGAAGACTAAGGAAAAATGAAGACTTGTGGAAAGTGTCCCAGTTTGCCGCATCGCGTACTGGTGATAAAGATAAGCTTCCACGAGAAATCAAAAAGAGTGTTGCAGTCAAAATGACAAAAACAAAATTACAAAATGAACTAAGAAAGCTTGCATATGTATCGCGTGCTAAGACATACAATGTATCTGGTGTCAAAAAGATGGTTAAGAAATTCAAGGAAGACACAGGGCGCGATATCACTGAGCTATCCAGTGAAGACTGGGAAGAAATTAGAAAATTAATTGAAGAGGGATATGACAGTGAAAGTGCAATTGCTGCATATGATTCTAGTTTAGATGAAGATGATCTAAAAAGCGCAATTGAAGAAATGGAAGCAAAGAAAGCAGCTGAGGCAAATGCTGCGCTTGATGTAGAAGCGGCTTTCACTAGAACCAACTCAAAAAGAAAAAGATAATAAGGGGGAAAAATAAAAGTGATAAAATATTATACTATGGATGAAATTGATGAATATTTATCACTTTTTTCTATATCTGGAATTGTTAGACATTCTAAAAGAAAAAAGTCTTACTATAACATCCCATGCACATTTGACATTGAAACAACAAATGCATACATAGATCATACTACTGGTGAATGTCTACAAGCGGATTATGTTGTAAAATTAAAAGAGAATGACCCAAAGAATTTTGATGCTTTAAGATATACGAAATTTTGCTTTATGTATGTTTGGCAAATATCCATAGATGATAAATTATTTTTGGGAAGAAGCTGGAAAGAATTTCTTATATTCATGGATAAAATTAGAAATAAATTCAAGCTAGATTCTAAAAGATATTTAATCATTTATGTAAGAAATCTTGAATTTGAATTTCAATTCATAAAGAAATATTTTAAATGGGATAATGTTTTCGCTACAGAACCACATAAGGTTTTATATGCGCGCACTGTAGATGGTTTTGAATTTAAGTGTTCATACTTTCTTGCTGGATGTTCTCTTGAAACAACTGGTAAGAATCTAGTTAAGTATAAAGCGGAAAAGCAAACTGGAAAACTAGACTATAAGAAAATAAGACATAGTGAAACACCACTTACAGATGATGAAATTTCTTATTGTTTATATGATGTAATCGTTGATAGTAATTTCATAAGGGAGTCAATGGAAAATGAAAAAAATGGGAATATTTTAAACATCCCTTACACTAAGACTGGTTATGTTAGAAGATATGTCAAGCAGCATGTACTAGATAGAATGTGCAAGCTAGAATATCAAAAGACTGTCTTTAAATTCACAATGGATTTAGATAAATATGCGCAGCTTAAAAGGTGTTTTATGGGTGGCTTTACGCATTCAAGCGCCCTTAATACTGGTGTTGTTTTTGATAATGTATCTAGTCAAGATTTTACATCATCATATCCAGCATGCTTGCTTTTGGAAAAATATCCAATGGATAGAGGTCGAAAATATAAACCAAAGTCATATGATGATTTTATCCAGAAGACAAAAACATATTGCTGCATTTTTGATATTTCTTTTATTAATATAAGGATGAAAGATGGAGTCATTGAAAACATCATCAGTGAATCAAAATGCTTTGATAAGAAAAATATCATTGTAAATAATGGTCGTATCGTTGAAGCTGATGCAATTTCAATCACTTTGACTGAGATTGATTTCGAATGCATTTGCCAGTTTTATGACTTCGATAAAATAAAAATATCAAATATGTGGATATATAAAAAGGGTTATTTACCTAAACAATTACTAGAATGTGTTTTACATTTTTATAAGGGTAAAACTGAGCTTAAGGATGTGGCTGGGAAAGAAGTAGAATATCAAATATTAAAGGGTATGCTCAACGCAATTTATGGGATGATGGTAACTTCGCCGATTCGCCCTCTAATTGAATTTGTTGATGATACATTCAAAGTATCGTTTGATAATATGCAAGAAATGATAGATGCATATAATACAAAATATGATAGATTTCTTGTATATGAATGGGGGTTGTATTGCACTGCATATGCTAGAAGAAATCTTTTCACCGCAGTTCATGAGCTTGGTGTTGACTTCATTTATGCTGATACAGATAGTGTAAAATACTTAAATCATAATAAACATATAGAATATTTTAAAAATTACAATGACTTAATATATCAAAAAATTAAGCTTGTATGTAAAGAATATGATTTTAATGAAGCCGATTTTTCACCTCTAACAAAAGATGGTATTGCAAAAACCATTGGAGTATGGGATAGAGAACCAGACTATATCCATTTTAAAACTCTTGGTGCTAAGAGGTACGCATTTGAAACTAAAGAAAAGGGTATAAATATAACCGTTGCTGGTCTTAATAAAAAAGATGCTGTTCCATATATTAAGCAACTTGCAAAAACTAAAAATTTGCCATTTTTTGAGGTTTTCGATGATGAGCTATTTGTTGATGGTGAGCATAGTGGAAAATTATTACACACCTATTTAGATGATATGCAAGAATATTGTGTCACGGATTATCTTGGGAATAAACTTGATGTAATATCTTTATCTGGTGTGCATCTAGAACCATCCAGCTATTCTTTATCGCTTCCAGAACTGTATAAAAAATACATTAATCATATAAGACAAAAATATAAAAAGGGTGACTTGTTCTAGTCACCTTTTTTATTTATGCTATACACCATTTTAAATAAGCATGTATCATGTCACCAACCTCATTATTTTCATAAAATACCTTATTTCCAATGAAAAATTTATAAATCTTTTGTTGAAAATCATACATAGGTCTAGTGATATTTTTCAATACGTTTGGTCTTGAATCATCTTCAATTTGATATATTACATCCCTATTATAATCGACAGTATGATCTATTTTTGTGTGTATATATGTGAATAAGTTTGCTTCTCGTCCCACTATATCACACTGAAACATCGTATCATCAAACTTGATAAAATAAGTCAAAATAATGTCTTTTGGACGGTATTTACGCGGTAAATGTGGGTATATATCCAACTGCCATTTACCACCAGTAATCATTTCGAGCTTTGGATTATTGAAAGCAAAATATTTATTACCAGCTTGATTTTTGCCCTCTGGTGTTTTGCAATATTCCACCGATACACTTAAATCACTTGAACCATATGTATATGTATCTATAGAGCCTTGCACTTGCTGTCTGATATTCTTTAAACCCATTTCCTTGAAATAAACTGAATAATAATTCACTGTATTTCCCATCATGAATATTTGAAGCGATGTCTTATTTCTTTTTATTGTACTTATAACCGTTTGAAACTCTACAAACTCATCTGCAACATTGCGCTGCGTGTCTTTTCTTATAAACTCATCAAACATTATAATTTCAACTTCTGGCATTTGAAAAGATGAACCAGCATTCAAGATGCACTGTCTAAAGCAAAAAGCTTTTTCATCTACAATGTCATTTTCTTTTTCATCCTCACTTGTTTTAGCAAAATACCACGCATATCGCTTATATACAATATGATCATATTTGTCATTAGTAAGCTTGGATATAAAACCGCTTGGAATGCCTCCGAACATCTTTTCCGCGCGACCTTTTAAGAAATCTTCATTGTATAATCTTAATAATACAGATTGCACACCATATAACCAATAGCATATACATGCAACCATCTGCATCGCTGTTGATTTACCATTTGACTTTTCACCAAACGCAACCAGATATTCACTATTGCATTGAATCAGTGGTCGTATATCATAATATTTGTCACTCATCCACTTATCCAGCTTCTTGATGATCTCTTTTCTATGGTTGTATACAAAAAGAGTTTTGTCAGTCTTTTGTTTGTCAATATCTTTCTTCCTAAGCTTCATTATATGTCACCTCTAAACATATTATAACACGAAAAGCATATAACAAGTAGTATTAAAAACTAGATGTACAACTGAGTGGGTATGATATGAAATCGAACAAATATGTGTGATAGTGTTCGAATTTAAACGAAACGCGTAAATAGTGTACTTATCAGAGG